TCACAATTACTGCTTCAGGTGGTGGTATTGGAACTGATGGAAGTATTAACACTACAGGAATTATAACTGCTTCTCAATTCCATGCTACAGATAAAATAACTGTTGGATCAGGTGCCACGATTGAAGCAAATGGTCAAGCAAATTTCGTTGGACTTGTAACCGCTGGTCACGTAAATGCGGGTAGTTATAATGCCACCGCAGGTAGTTATGCTGCACAAATCGGATCTATCAATCAAGGATTTTATCTTAATAATGGTGCCTCAACTCATCTTGGGATATATTGGAGCAGTTCTGCAGGGCGAAATTATTTTTCTGGTACTGGCAATCATGAATTACTTTTTGATGACTTTACTTATGTGACGATGGATACACCCTTGTCAGTCGCTGGAAATATAAATGCAAACGGAAATATCATAGGTGATAACGCTACAAATATATCTGGAATTAACTCAGTTACTGCAACATCATTCTTTGGTAATTTAACTGGTAGTGTAGATATAGCTACCTATACTTCTTCATGGGCAGTCACCGCAAATCTAGCTTCTGCATATCGTTTCTCAGGACCAGGTAATTTATCAACTCAGAATAATCCTACAATTTATTTGGTAAGAGGTCAGAAATATAAATTTAATTTAAATGCTAGTGGACATCCATTTCATATACAAACAGTTTCTGGTGCATATAGTTTAAGTGACCTTTACACTACAGGAGTTACGAATGCTGGAGCAGCAGTTGGAACAATTGAATTTGATGTTCCGATGGATGCACCAAACACACTTTATTATGTTTGTCGGAATCATTCATCCATGGCTGGGACGATTAATATTGCATCACCTCCTAACCAAATACAAACTTTACAAGGATCAACAACTTCAATCAATAATGACGCATATCAAGCACTAAATATAACTGGATATAAAGCATACTCATTATTTAAAATCGCAACTAATCATGATGCTTTGGTGAGAGTTTATGTGGATAATGCGTCAAGAAATGCTGATACTTCGAGAAGTGAGGGTCAGGATCCAACACCAGGAATTGGTTTGATTGCTGAAGCAAGAACATCTGGAGGAACAGTTCTTGTTACACCTGGTGCTATGGGATTTAATAATGATAATCCAAGAACAGATACCATTTATGTTGGTGTTACCAATCGGAGTGGTGGTCCACAGTCAATTCAAGTTACTCTAACTGCAATTAAAATAGGAGAATAAAAAAAAGATGGCAATTACAAAGACAGTTATTGATGTTAATGGTGGTAATAATAACTGGACAGCACAACATGTCCTTAATGCATTAGAGGATGTATTTCAAACATTAGGAATGAATAATGGAACTAATACTACTGGTGTTCCATGTTTGGTACAGGCACCATCAACATTTGAATCCACTTATACTGAACAACCATATGGTGTATATGGTTCGGGTCAAGTTACTGTATCTGCTTTTAGTAAATGTGGTGGTGCTAACCCTGCTAAAACTAATTCTAAAACTAGATATTTCAAAGTTAAGGATGGTACAAATGCTTATAGAATGTTAGAGGAATTTAGATTTTCATATACCGATGTTAATAGTGGGACTGATACGATTACAATAACGAGGCATGGATTAAATAATGGTGATGAAATTACTTATGCGGTTGGACAATCTGCTGATTCTAATAAGAATATTGGATTAACTATCGACCAAAGTTATTATGTTGTGAACGCAACTGCTGACACAATTCAGGTATCAGATACCTCTGGTGGAAGTGTAAAGAATTTAACTCAAGCAAGTCAAACTGGATTTTACTTTGAAAGAAAAAATAGTGCAACATATGATAATGCTACAATCAACTTAAAACTTGGAGATACTATTAATTTTGATAGTTCAGCCGTAACTGGAAGTGGTACATTTAATCTCGTAAAAAATTCTGAGTCATATGATGCTAGTAAACTTGTTGGAAGTACTGGTTTGCTTGGTTATCAATCTGCTCCAACAGGACAGGGTACAACCTCAACAGAGTGGGATACAGGAGGTTATTATCAGACTGAGACTGAAGCACTATATCCAGATCCTTCAGTTGGTGAAGGAGCTGGAACATCTTTAGATGATTATGGAATAGTAAAATACAAGTATACAGATAGTCAAAATGGCAATAGGAAAGGAGAAATTGTTTTAGAACCATTCCTTTCAAGTAATTTTAGTTCATATGTTGCAGCGTATTGGAAGTATACTGTTCCTGGAACCGCTGTTGGATTATCTAGTCCAGCTAATGATTTGAAGTTAAGAATTTATAGAGGCACTACTATTGGTATTAATAACACTTCGATTTGTGCTATTACAATCAATAGTGCTACAACTGGTTGGAGTGATAATCCCGTATTCACAATACCTGGTGATCAAATAGGTGGTGTAGCAGGTGTAAACGATTTGACCTTTGGTACCAACTCTGATGAAACTGGAAATAATGCTGATGGCACACCCTCAATTTTAGTTACAAATTTAGGATCTGGTGCTAATTTTTATCAAAAAAGTAATCACGGTTCTTTTGCTGTTGCAAAAGTAGAACATGATTCCACTAAAAATTTTGGTACAACTTATTATGGTTTTGGATTAGCTCCAAACGATGGTAATGGACTTCCAGATGCTAGAATGGTTGTTACAAGTGGTAGTGGATGGAGATACATAAATCAAGAGGGAATTCATAGTACCAGCACTTCTGAAACCACATCAGATTTTGGTAGATATGTTGGAAAACTGGGATTAGATTATCAGCAAGCGTTTCAGTATCTTAGCAGAGACAAAGAATATACTAGTAATCATACGGTATTACAGTATGGAAATTCTAGCACACCACATTTATATCCACTTAAGATTATAATTTATAGAGATAATGCTGATACTGATTTTGCTGTGATTCAATTTGTACAAGTACAAAGCGAAGAACAAGTTCCATATGCAACTTTTAGTATATCTAGAGGAACTCAACATGGTAGTGGTGTCTATGATTTAGATTATGTTTATCAAGATAGTTTACTTGAGTTTACAAATAACACTACAAGAGCTATAACATTCTCGTATTGTAACACAATATATACAAGCAGACTTCGTGGAGTAATAGAACCAGCAAGTGATCGTTCAGTCGCAAGAGCAGCATCATATGGTTATATGAGACAGGCTGAGGGCAATACCACTTATAGAATAAGCACCGATTATACCAATAACATCGGTACCTTTAATACCTATCCTAGTAATTCACAGGTGGTAACATACTACAGAAATAGTGATTATGACCAATATGGTAATGTTGGTATAAGTACTCATGCTAATTATTACAAACCCATGAAGGGTATTCCAGTTGCTAATACTATTATGCCAGTTCCTTATTATTTACCAGATGATTTTGTGTTACTGCAAGTTTCAACCACTCCAACAGTAGTTGAGTTTAAACCAGGTGACACTGTGACTATTAGTGGATCTGAAATTTATGAAGTCATCCTTTCTTCAGTTCAGACAGGACAAACTGGAATTGGATCTATAACTAATGGATCTACAATTGGAATGTTATTCTGTGCGAGGACAACCTAATGGCAAATATAACACTAGCGGGATATGGGACAGTAACCTCTGCTGTTACTGGAAATAACTCAACAAAAAAAACAGCATCAAGTAGTGCTGATTCAGCCGTATTTTCTTCTTTAACAAGAGCAACGAGTTCAACAAGTTATTCACTTAATTATAATATAACTGATTTGTCACCACCCTCTGGTTCTGTGACATCAGAAAGAGGTGAATTAAGAGGTAGAAGACCTAGCCGTGGATTACTCTTTCCAAGAGGAGTTTATGCTAGATGAATATTTTTTATATACTTCTCGTACTAAATCTAGAGGTTTAATTTCAAATTTTTATACATAACTCTGTATGGTTTGTTCCGAAGGGTATATTTAATCGTTGAAGGGATCGAAAATGGAGGAGTCTTACTTGTATCGAGGTAAGACTCTTTTTTGTGTGTTCATAGGTAGTCAGTTGACATAGTGACACACCCCCTATTGCAATAAAAATTTTTGTGCTATAATGAGATTGTACATCAATAAACCCCATTAGGGACTTTTAAAATGACAACTACAATTATTAATCAAGCAAAAGAATTGCTGAAAGAACAGTTCGATAACGGACAAGGATTAAGAGGGGTTCCTCTTAAAAACTACTCAGGTCCGAAATTAGAGGAATGGTCTGAGATTGTTCTTAAATTTATTATTAAGAACTTAGAAAAAAAATATCCTAAAACTGAAATAGAGTGGGGTAAAGGTTATCTCAAATCAGATTTTATAGGATTTGGAGAGGAAAGATTAGACCAACACATCAAAGTAAATGGAAAGTATGCCTACTTACAAGAGGATCGTGCTTGGGTTGATAAACCTTTTTACACACTTAAAAGAGCAGTCATTAGAAATATTATGCTTTCTTGTGATTCTCAATTATCTAAAAATGTTAAGTTTGGTCTTGTTGGTTACTGCATAGACATTAAAGATGATTTGATAAAAACCTGCAATTATACTCAAGGTTATGGAGATCGACTAGAACGTTTTTCTCTTACTGGTCGAAGACGTAGTAAAAAAGTTAATGGTAAGACTGTTAATTGGTACGAGACTGGATTTGTAGAGGAAACTGTGGTAGAATATGTCAACTATGTTTATTCTACATTAGAGGAGGCTATTCTTGCTTAAATTGTATCAAGGAGACTGTTTAGTTGAAATGAATAAAATTGCAGATGGATCAGTTGATCTGATCCTCTGCGATCTCCCTTATGGTACGACAGATAGAAAAGGTATTAGAGATAAAGGAGATAACAGATTACTATCTTGGGATACTGTAATTCCACTTGATGAATTATGGGAACAATATCGTAGAGTTCTTAAAGAAAGGGGTGCTGTAGTTTTAACAGCAGACCAACCATTTACGAGTCAACTCATACTCAGTAACTTAGATTGGTTTAAGTATGAATGGATATGGAAGAAGAAAAAGACAACAGGATTCTTACTAGCTAATTATAGACCCATGAAGGAAACAGAAGATGTTGTTGTATTTTCCCCTGCGGGTGCTGCTGCTGCTTCAAGACATGGTGGTAACATGACATATAATCCACAAGGACTAATTGAAAAAAAAGTTAAGAAAAAAAATAGTGCAAAAAGACTTGGTAAGTTTTTACATAATCCCGAACACATGGGCAAGGGCAACAAGTTATTGCATGAAACTGAATATGAACAGAAATATACAAATTATCCATCAGAGATCATAGAGTTTGGATTGGATAAAGATTCAATACACCCAACTCAAAAACCAGTTGCCTTGATGGATTATCTCATTAAAACATACAGTAATGAGAACGAAGTAGTATTAGATAATTGTATGGGGTCAGGTACAACTGGTGTATCGGCAGTTAGATGTAATCGTAAATTTATTGGTATTGAAAAGGATGAGAATTACTTTAACCTTGCATCTGATCGCATAATGTCAGTTAGTAAAGTGTCACAAGAGATAGACACACCACTCACACGTTTGTTATAATGAATATATCAAAAGGAAATCTATGCAACTAAGACCACATCAAGAGAAAGCAATTCAATCGATGATTGACCACGACAAAGGTCAGGTTATTGTTCCTACAGGTGGTGGTAAGACTATCTGTATGATACAGGATGCCAAGAGACAGTTTGAGAGTGAAGCAGTTAATACCATTGTAGTTGTTGCTCCTCGTATTCTATTGGCAAACCAGTTGTCAGCAGAGTTTCTTGAGTTCATTACTAATGTCAAAGTGATGCACGTTCATAGTGGAGAGACTCATCACTTCAGCACAACTAAGGTTGATGCTATCAGAGAGTTCAACTTCCACAATGCCAACGATGGTCACAACCAGTTGATCTTCACAACATATCATTCACTACACAGAATTGCTGAGAGTAATATTGTTGTTGATACTATCTACTTTGATGAAGCACACAACTCAGTTCAGAAAAACTTTTTCCCTGCTGTTGAGCATATATCAACCAGTATCTTTACCAGAGCATACTTCTTTACTGCTACACCAAAGCATAGTTTGACACCTAGCAAGGCAGGTATGAACTGGACAAAAGTGTATGGTAATGTCATATGTCATGTACCTGCACCCAAGTTGGTCAAGCAAGGTTACATACTACCACCAAAGGTTGAAGTTTACAAGACCAGAATACTTGAGAAAGATGAGTTAGTTGCAGACAGAGACAACGAGCAGATGATTGATGCCATAGAT